ATCACAAGGCTGAACTGCTGCAACTGATGCAGGACCAACTCAAAGACGACATCTCGACCGCTTATGCCCGACCAAGCTGAACTGTTAATTGCAGAACAGATCGCCCTTGAGCGTGAACAGATACGCAAAGGGCTGGATAAACTACAATCCAATACCAAGAAACTAGAGCAAAAAGATTACGCTAGTGCATCAGAGTATGGAACGTATGGCATCCAAGCTAAACTACCTTCTGTCATCAACTGTATAAATGACACACGAAACCGCCTTGCAAGAGGCCAGAACGGGCCTGCGTTCCGTGAGATAAGGAAACATACCGATGACATCGAATCACTGGCTCTAGCGTCCATTGCGCTCAAGGTCACAGTCGATAAGGTATGCTCACCAAAACCTCGCAACTCACTACTTGCAACAGTAAATGCTGCAATTGGTAGAGCCGTACAGGATGAGTGTCAGATGCGACACTATGAAACAGAGGCACCAGGCTTACTTGAGTATCTCAAGAAGAAGTACTGGAAGGGACATAGCGGCATGGGTACACAGCAAAAGCTGAAGAATACCCGACAAGCTATGAACAATGCTGATGTACCAGCTTGGGAATCATGGTCCACAAACCACAACATCAAGATTGGTAACTGGTTACTTGAACAAGTTATCAAAGGAACAGGGTGGTTTACGATCGAATCCCAACGTCGCGGACGTAAGACTGAAAACTTTGTAGTCATTACAGATGAGTTCACTCGCATGAAAGATACCATCATGCATGACTGCGAGTTATTTAGTCCGCTTGCGTGGCCAATGGTTACACCTCCAAAGGATTGGGCGCCTAATACACAAGGCGGCTATGTACTAAATGAGGTTATGCAGGGTCACGATATGGTCCGCCGGGGTAACAGCTCCCTATTACAGGGGGAGGAAATCTACGAATTTCTCAACCGTATCCAGAAAGTAGGATACAGGTTAAACCCCTTTATTGTAGAAGTAGCTGAACAGTTAGAGAAGAGTGGGATTAAGGTGGGGAAGTTTATTCCTATTACTGAGATGCCACTACCTCCTAAACCTGTAGATATTGCAGAGAACAAAGAATCTCGGCACGCATACAGGCGCAAGGCTGCTCTTGTTAACAATGTAAATAGCCAAGCCTTTCGCAGGAGTTGTCGTACTCGTATGACGATGGAGGCTGTTAGGAGATTTAAGGATCGGGAACGATTCTACCTGCCGTGGTCTTACGATTACCGCGGAAGGGTGTATCCAATACCTGCATTTCTCACACCACAAGATACAGACTTTGGTAAATCATTACTTAGCTTTGCGGATGCTTCCTTTGTATTCCCTGAAGATGAGAAATGGTTGTCGTTTCAAGTAGCTACTACTTATGGTCTGGACAAGGCTACTCTTGCTGATCGTCACGATTGGGTTAGTCACAATCACGCGCTAATTACGCGGGTTGCTACTGATCCGATTGGTAACATTGGCGATTGGGAGGAGGTCTCTGAACCGTGGTGTTTCCTAGCTGCATGTGAAGATTACTATGCTTGTTTTATTGATTGTTCTAGGCACTACACTCGCTTACCAATTGCTGTCGATGCAACATGCTCAGGGTTACAAATCCTGGCAGGTCTTGCAAAAGATGCCTCAACAGCTCGGATGGTTAATGTCCTACCTAGTGACCGGCCACAGGATGCCTACAAGGCTATCGCTGAAGCCAGTGTTGATCAGATCCCGGAACGATTGAGACCTTACTGGGATCGTAAGAAAACCAAACGATCGGTTATGACAATTTGTTATAACGCTAAACCTTATTCAAACCGTCAGTACATACGTGATGCTTTTACTGAGATTGACGTTGAAGTGAATAAGGATGAGCTAACACAGATTGTTACTGCTGTTCGTGATGCCATGAACAAGGTCTTTCCTGGTCCTATGTCAGTAATGAAATGGATTGAGGAGGAGGTCGCTAAATCAATCAAGAGAGGGGATCGATTCCTTCAATGGAAAACACCCTCTGGTTTTATCGTCCACCAAAAACTCAATAAGCTTGAAGTTGAAAGGCTGTCGCTCCAGTTACTGGGTCGATGTCAAGTAAGTGTGGCTAAACAAGGCGACGAAGTTGATATTAAACATCATAAAAATGCAACCGCACCTAATTTAGTACATTCACTTGATGCAAGCTTACTCCACATTTCTGCACTCCGCTTTCACGGCCCGTTGGCCGTCATACACGATTCGGTTTTATGCCGCGCTGGCGACATGGATTCTCTATCATCCGTCGTCAGAGAAACTTACCTGCACTTATTTGCAGAGCATGAAATCCTGAAACAGTTTGCTGATTCTATCGGCGCTGAAACTGAACCGCCTATGATCGGGGATCTTGAACCCGAGATGGTGACTAACTCTACTTATTTTTTCTGCTAATGTCTAAAGCCCCTTTTGTAACTGATGATCCTGTGATGCTCGATGGCTTCCAAGCTATCCTGCAACCCGGTAAGTTTGGTTACTCACTGACTGCTGTTGTGGACGCCAACATGGTGTCGCACCTTGAAGAAGATCGCACCGAAGTATTGAAGTGGTGCGAATCTAAACTGAAGAACCCCAAGCGTTCTACTCTGAAGCCTACTCCCTGGGAGGAGCTCGCAGAGAATAGCTACAAAGTTAAGTTCTCCTGGAAGGAAGACCGTCGCCCGCCCGTGGTTGACGCTGAAGGTACTCCTATCGTTGATGAAAACGTGCCGCTGTACAGTGGTTCCAAGGTCAAACTTGCTTTCTTCCAAAAACCCTACATCCTCAAAGATGGTGTTACCTACGGTACTAGCCTTAAACTCGTTGGCGTACAGGTTGTCGAACTTGGCGGCACCACTGCTGGTGGTGAAGCTGAGCTGAGTGACTCCGCTGTTGCTGAACTGTTTGGTAAGACCGATGGTTTCAAAGCTGACGCTGCTGTTGGCCTGACCAATAACGATGAGGATGTTGCTGATGACTTCTGATTTTACCGTAACAAAGAATGCCGAACTCGGACTCTACGAGGGTGTATTCACCATCGATCTGCCTGCTATTACTGTCACCCGTTACAAGGCTGACCGCAACGATTTCAAATACGAAATGCGGCGAGCTGTTGGCGAAATTGTGGAAGAAATCGTAGAAAAAGCAATCGATGACTAACTTCCGCTCTGGTTTGGAGAAGAAGGTCGCTGACTTTCTCTCCGACTCTGGAGTTTGTTATGAATACGAAAGTGTTAAACTACCATATGTATTAAGCTGCAACTACTCACCCGACTTCATTTTGCCATCAGGTATTATGCTTGAAGCCAAGGGCCACCTTAGCCCGGATGATAGACGCAAGATGATTGCTGTTAAAAAGCAACATCCCGATCTTGATATTCGCTTTGTATTCCAAGCTCCTTACAATAAAATATACAAGGGCTCACGTACTACATATGCGAAGTGGGCTGAAAAGCATGGTTTTCCCTGGACACATTTTCGATCTATCCCCAACGAATGGCTGAATTAGAGAGTGAGTTTGTACGACACATACCATGTGATAACTGTGGTTCGTCTGATGCCAATTCGTTGTACTCAGACGGACATACTTTCTGTTTCTCTTGTCACACCTATCAACATGATGTCGAATCCACACCACACATGACACATGACGTAACTATACAAGGCGAGCCCGTGCGGCTCAAGCGAAGGAAAATATCTGAAGACGTATGTACTAAATACAAAATTTACACCGATGGTAATGTTCTACGTTTCTACTACACAGACAAAAGTGGACGTATCGTTGGATGTAAAGTTAAATCAAAGGACAAGACCTTCAAGTATGAAGGCAAGGTTGCTGGTGCCCTTTGGGGTCAGAACCTTTTCCCATCAAATGGAAGACGCGTAGTTATTACAGAGGGTGAGCTTGATGCTGCCAGCTGTGCTGTAGCTATGCCGAACTGGCCTCACGTATCACTGCCATCTGGTGCTGCCTCAGCTCGTAAGAGTATTCAGCAATCACTGGATTGGTTACAAGGATATGAAGAGGTTGTCTTATTCTTTGATAATGACGAGCCTGGCCGTAAGGCCGCTGAAGAAGCAGCTAGTGTTCTGCCACCCGGAAAGGTGAGCATCGCCCTGTTGGACGATAAGTATAAGGACGCTTCTGATGCACTTATGGCTGATGACACTGAAGCAATCCGCAAAGCAATTTGGGATGCAACAGAGTACCGACCAGATGGGATTGTCGATGGTAAAACATTACGATCTCTAGTAACAACACCTAGTCCTCCATCTAATCATGACTACCCCTTCCAAGGCCTACACCGGATCTTACACGGTATTAGGTATGGAGAACTTATCACAATCACTGCGGGTAGCGGTGTTGGCAAGTCCTCATTCTGTAGGCACATTGCTACTTCACTACTGCAGAACGGGGAGCGACTCGGTTACCTGGCTCTTGAGGAATCAAATAGACGAACTGCACTTGGATTGATGTCGGTGGCCGAACATAAGGCCTACCATCTTGGAGAACATGAACACGATGAACTTGACACCGCATTCCAGCGGACTCTTGATAAATGGCAATTGTTCCTCTACGACGGATTTGGCAGCTATGAGCCGGACATTATCTACAATCGTATTGAGTATCTCAGTAGCGCCTTGGACTGTAAGGTTATCTTCCTTGATCACCTTTCTATTCTACTTAGCGGTCTCGATGGTGATGAGCGCCGTATGATTGATACCACGATGACTAAGCTACGATCACTTGTTGAACGTACTGGCATCGCATTATTTCTAGTTTCACATTTACGACGTTCACAAACTGATCAAGGCCATGAGGAAGGAGCACGCGTCACACTTGGACAGCTCCGCGGAAGCGCGGCAATTGCACAGCTATCTGACGGAGTTATTGGACTCGAAAGAGATCAACAAGACAGATCTGCTGACGCTAATACAACTGTGCGAGTCCTTAAAAATCGATACTCTGGCGAGACTGGCATCGCTTGCCACTTGAAATATAACCTTAATACATGCCAATTTACAGAAACTAATGAAGCTGAACCCCATTTCAACCCGTCAACCGATTTCTGAATCTAGTCCCTATAAACCCTGGGTGCATCCTTGGTATGAGTATGAGCACCCATCGCTAGATTACTCACAATTAAAGCGGCCTAACCCTCCAACACAGGCGATGATCGACAAAGCACAATTTGTAGATAAGACTTACGTATGGAATCACCGATGAATCCCTATGAACAAAGTCTTTATTTATTTGGAATTAGATGCGAAGTTCTTATTGCCATGGAACGAGGAGGAAAGATTGGCCCAGAGGAAGCGTATCAAGAAATAAAAAAAGAACTTAAAACTTTAAAGAAAGTACGAAAGCAAGAGACTTTCAATGAACCTAGTATTTGACGTTGAGGCTAATGGCCTTTTGAAAGATGTAAGCTCTATTCACTGTGTCTGTATCTATGATATAGATAATGATCAGACTTCAATCTTTAACGACGTTGGAACCGGTGAACCGATAACAAGGGCTGTCACAATGCTTGAAGAAGCAGAACATGTGGTCGGCCATAACATTATTAACTACGATTTACCGGCTCTTAAGAAATGCTACCCATTCTTTGACTTTAAAGGTCAAGCAGTTGACACTCTTATCCTGTCTCACGTGTATCACGCTAATCTATTAGACATTGATAAGAAACGCAAATGGCTTGACATGCCTGCTAAACTGTACGGATCACACAGTCTCAAAGCCTACGGTTACCGCCTGGGTGAACATAAGGCTGAGATCGAAACAGCGTGGGATTCATGGAGTCAAGAGATGGAAGATTATATGGCACAAGACGTTGTTGTAACACGTAAATTATGGAAGCATTTCCTCCCCTACCTGACTGGCTCCAAATGGAGCACCAAGTAGCTACTATATTAACTGCACAGGAACAACATGGATGGTATTTTGATGAACGAGCTGCATGGGAACTTGCATCAGCTCTCCGAACTGAACTTGAAAACATTGATTCACTACTACGAAAGCGGTACCCTCTCGTCCCAGGACAGAGATTCACTCCTAAGCGAGATAACAAAAGCAAAGGCTACATCGCAGGTGCCGAATTTACACGACTGAAGGAGTTTAACCCCACATCACGGGACCACATAGCATGGATATTGAAGACACACAGCGGATGGATCCCCACCGCTTTGACAGCTACTGGGAAGCCTATCGTAGACGAAACATCTTTGAAGGATATTGGAACCGACCTGGCGCTCTCGTTCTTGAGGATGCTGGAGATTACGAAGATGTTAGGGATGCTCTCCGAAGGGAAGAACGCCTGGCTGAAGCTTGTTACGAGATCTAAACGCATCCACCACCATTGTAGTGTAGCTACTAACACGGGCCGTTGTGCCCACCGAAACCCAAACCTTGCGCAGACGCCTAGTGACGAACGATTTAGACAATTATTTACCGCCACGCCCGGACAAATACTGGTGGGTGCGGACCTTGCTGGTATTGAGCTTCGTATGCTCTCCCATTATCTTCATCGCTACGATGAGGGTCGTTATGCACACATTCTCCTCACCGGCGACATACATCAAACCAATGCAGACAAAATTGGAATCAGTAGGAAACTCGTCAAAACAGTTACTTACGCCTTCCTCTACGGCGCTGGAGACATTAAAATTGGATTAAGCTATGACAAGCAACTCCCCCCTTCACAGGCTAAAGCAAAAGGCAAAGAGATTCGCAAGGCTTATATCGAAGCCATTCCGGGTCTTGCTGACCTACTTGCTGCTGTTCAAACTGCGGCTGATCGTGGCTATGTTAACGCGATTGATGGAAGACGACTTAACGTTGACTCACCGCATAAAGCACTCAACTTTCTACTACAAGGGTCTAGCGCATCTTTGGCGAAGAAATGGTTAGTCATAGCTAACGACACTGTTAAAGAAACAAACTTGTGTGCATCGCAACTAGCGTTTGTACATGACGAATTGCAATATGAATGCCACCCACCTCAAGCCGATGAACTTAAATTTGCTCTGGAACTATCCGCTACACTTGCTGGAGAGTTCTACAACATACGCTGTCCTATTGCAGCCGAAGGCAAAATTGGTGTAAATTGGGCAGAGGTACACTAATATGACACTACTAATTGATGCAGACTACATCGTCTACAAGGCCTGTGCAGCCTGCGAGACAGAAATTGATTTCGGAAACGACGTTATCGTCGTCACCTCCAGATTCTCCGAAGTCATGGAAACAATCGAATCAAACCTCTATGACATCGCAAGTGATCTTGGATGTTTCGATGATTTTATTCTTTTCTTTTCTAGTAGCCGCAACTTTCGTAAATTACTCTATCCAGCGTATAAAGGACACCGTAATCGAAAGAAGCCCTGTGGTTACCGAAGAGCGATTAACCAACTGAAGAAAGAGCACCACGTTATTATTCACCCATTCCTTGAAGCTGATGATGCTATTGGTATCTATGCAACAAGGCACCCTGGTAATATAGTCGTTTCTCCTGACAAGGATATGCGTCAAATCCCAGGAGATTTATTTGACCTGTCCGATGGTGTTATCACTATCACACCTGAGGAAGCAGAACGTTGGCATCTTATTCAAACAATGTCAGGAGACCAAACAGATGGTTACAGTGGCATCCCTGGTATCGGCGTTAAGCGTGCAGCAGCACTGCTTGACAAAGATGGCTGTACATGGGATACTGTAGTCAAGGCTTACAAAGCTAAGGGATTGTCGGAAGACGATGCTTTACTGAATGCTCGACTGGCAAAGATTCTACATAACGAACATTATGACGCCGGACGAAAACAAATCCTCTACTGGACTCCCCCCGATGCCCGTAACACAACCAACAATGGAGCAGGAGTTCGCACTGAAGCGGCTTGAAGACCTCCTACCTAAAGCTTCTAAGGATGACATTATTACCATCCTTATGGCACTACAACGACAAAACTACGCACTAACAAATACAGTTAAGCAACTGCTTAAAGAATGGCCCACTCCCCAGACTATTACCGACGCGGATCCATCGAAGTATGGGACTTTATTCGTGATCAAGAACTATCCTACCACTTAGGCAATGCGGTAAAATACATCTGCCGAGCTGGATACAAAGACAATTATGTCGAAGACTTAGAAAAAGCAATTCACTACCTCACCAACGAACTGAAATATGTCACTGCTCAGCAACCAAGCGATCGAGTTCCGGAACTCCTACGGTATACGGAACGATTTGAACCGACGCCTTATGCAGAAGAATTTGATCGTTGAAGAATTCAAAGAGTTTATTGAAGCAGATTACAACATGGCTATGATGGACATCAGTAGCCGTGCTGACTGCCTCAAAGAACTAGCCGATCTAGTGTATGTTTGTGCTCAGTACGCTGAGAACATGGACTGGGACTTGGAGCAAGCATTGCGCCGTGTCCATAAAAGTAACATGAGTAAACTCGATAATGACGGCAAACCAATTTACCGTAAAGATGGTAAAGTCCTAAAAGGACCAAATTACGAACCACCCAACCTGTCAGACCTAGTTTAAATAATGAGTATTTCCGATCTTGTAGCCCGCACTGGGCGCGTACAATCTTGGATCGATGATCCCACTTCCAGATTACCTGTCAGCTGCACGGTTTTTTCCGTGGAGGACAGCATCGAGGGAGAAAACGGTATTGAAGCGTCTTGGCGTTTTGTCAGCCATGCTCTGCGTTTTGGCGCAGGCTGTGCTGTCCACCTGACAAAGCTCCGTCCAAAAGGTTCTGAGAACAAAAATGGACTTGTAGCTTCAGGGCCGGTTAGCTTCGCTAAAATTTACAGTACCCTCAATGAGATTCTCCGTCGCGGCGGAGTGTACAAAAACGGTGCCGTAGTGTGTCATTTGGACCTCTCGCACCCTGATATTCTTGACTTTATCAACGTTCCACGTCACGAGTTGCCGTGGGTTAAGCGTTGTGTTAACTTGAACCAGACCATGTGGGATGAGTCATCTCCCCAAACAAAGGAAGACCTGCTACGTGGTATTCGTCAAGGCGACATCTGGTTAAACAAAATTAAATACGATAAAAATGGCGACCGAATTTATGGTAACGTTTGTTTGGAGGTTTATCTACCTTCCCGTGGTACTTGCTTGCTGCAGCATATTAACTGTGGCGCTGCTACTGTGGGTGATCTTGAGCCTGCCTTTGTAGAAGGTATGAGGCAGCTGTGTGAGCTGCACTCTAAAACAAACATCGAGGAATCAGGTGAATACCTGTCTCCAGAGGTAGATCGTCAAGTTGGTCTCGGTATGCTTGGACTTGCCAACATGCTGCGACGATACAAAGTATCTTACAAAGAGTTCGGTCAAGGTCTAGAGGATCTGAACCGTGGCAGGCTGTCCGCTTCCGCTGGATACGCCCTCGCAGAGGCCTTTCAGACCGCCATCAAGGCGGCTGCAGAGGTGGCTCGGGACCATGGCATGGTCAGGGCATTTGCAGTGGCTCCTACGGCCTCCTGCAGCTACCGGTACAAAGATACTGATGGCTTTACTACTACCCCAGAAATTGCTCCACCTATCTCCCGCACCGTCGATCGAGACAGCGGGACGTTTGGAGTTGAGTCCTACGACTACGGCGATGTTGAAATCGCTAGTGAAGTCGGTTGGGCTGCATACAAAAAAGTAGCGGATGGTTTGATGACGCTGCTTAATAACACGGGACTTCTTCACGGATACAGTTTCAACTCTTGGAGTGATATTGTAACCTACGACAATGAATTCGTCGAAGAGTGGTTAGCTTCACCGCAAACTTCCCTTTACTATTCCTTGCAGGTTATGCATGACACTCAAGACAAGAGCAACGTTTATGCTGCTCTAGATGAAGCTGATGTTGATGATTACCTGGAGGAACTTCTATCCCCTGTTCCTGATTGTAATTGCGGCGAATGAACCCTTATACAAAACTACTTAATCGAAAGCGCACCTGGACTCCAGTGCAGACAACTGCTGGCAAGGTGCGCGAAGGCTCGGAGGAAACTATCTACCGAGCCCTTGCCATACGGCACATGGAACTCCCCGTAGGAGATTTTATACAAGATGCTCTCGAAAATGATGTCCCTGAATCGGCGCGTGATCTACTCCTATCCAACGTTAAAGACGAGGAAAAGCACGACCTTGCTCTCGGTTACATCGCCAATTCTTTCGGGGTTGATGAAAAAGCTGAAGCCGAAGCCATCAGACTCAGAGACGCGTGGGTTGCTCATCCTGATCACACAATCCTCAAAGCGATGGTTGCCGAGCGTGCGATTTTTTTCGTGCTCCTCCCGTTCCTGCGATTTAATGGTGATCCAGGAATGCGAACAGTCAGTGCCGACATAAGCCGAGACGAACAGGTCCACGTTGCATGTAATTCCTTGGTTTCCAGGGAGCTGGGCTTGACAATTTCCCCCTCCCTTGATAAGCTGCGTAAAGCTACCATTAACTGGATTATGCAGCCATTAGGTATAAATACTACCGATAAATATTTAGACAAAAAATTTTGGCTCGATCAAAGCGACTCTTTAATGTACGCAGGGAAAGCCGAAGGTCTTTTAGAAACACAGCGGGCCAGAATGCCTGCTTTCTTCGAACACTCCAATGTCAATCTCCCTCAATACGCTTGAAGCATACGGCATGACCGTAAGGACATTGCTCAACCAAGCTGATGAATCATTCCCCCCAACCAACCCCGGACCTGGCGATAGTATGTCTACTATTATGTACCGGGCTGGACAACGATCAGTCATCGACTGGTTGAACAAGAAACTAGAAGAGGAATTCTAATCATGAGCAAGAAGCAACAACTTTATAACCTAGTCATGGGTGCCTACGCTGGACTGCCTGAAGCAGCAAGCGTCGCAGCTCACCACATGAATGCGGTCTCAGAAAAGAACGCACTGAAGCACTGGCAAGCGCACGGCGGTGGCATCCAAGCTGCTGCTCAAAATCGTCGCAACCAACTGCGGATGCAACAGATGCAACAGCAGATGCAACAAGCAGCAGCAGCGGCACGCTCCCAGGCAGCTCCTGCTAAAGCACAAACCAAACAACTAGTCAGCACACTGAAGGCAGCTAATGCTGGTCCACGTGGTGCTCGATCTAAGACACAGAAACGTGCACAACAATCTGGCGTACGCAACACTAACGTGCTGCAAGCCAGCGGCTATCTCGGTGGTACTGGTGATAGCTCACTGCAAGCCAAACCAATTGGCGCATCAATCAACATGGCCTGATAAACAATGACCGCTCGTAACAGATACAGTCGCCTCACATCATACCGGCAGCAGTTTCTAGACGAAGCGGTTGAGTGTGCCCGGTTGACTCTACCTTACCTCATCATTGATGACGTAACTCGTACTACATTTAACAAGGTTAAAACTCCCTGGCAAAGTGTTGGTGCTAAGTGCGTGGTAACTCTGGCAAGTAAACTAATGCTTGCTTTGTTACCACCACAAACCACATTCTTTAAGTTCCAGATTCGTGACGACAAGCTTGGAGATGAGCTCCCAGCTGAAGTACGATCCGAACTTGATCTAAGCTTTGCTAAGATGGAGCGCATGGTGATGGATAGCATTGCAGCATCCAGTGATCGTGTCACGATTCACCAAGCAATCAAGCACCTTGTTGTGGGCGGTAACGCGTTGTTGTTTATGGGTAAGGCTGGTGTCAAACACTACCCGCTCAACCGTTATGTCATAGACAGAGACGGCAACGGAAATGTGATAGAGATTGTCACAAAAGAACTGATCCATGAAGACTTGCTGCCTGATAACTTTAAAGCTAAAGCACAGCAAGCAAGAGAAATGAACGGAGACACTGACAACAGTGTGTCCTATGAAAAAGAATGTGAAGTGTACACTCACGTAGTGCTGCAAGGCAACCGTTGGGTGTGGCACCAGGAAGCTTATGATCAAATCATTCCTGGTAGCCAAGGCAAAGCTCCTAAGGATGCATCACCCTGGCTCGCATTGAGATTCAATACTGTTGACGGTGAAAGTTATGGACGTGGACGCGTGGGTGAATTCCTGGGCGACTTCAAGTCACTTGACGCACTGTCACAAGCACTGGTCGAAGGCAGCGCTGCAGCTGCTAAGGTGGTGTTCACGGTCTCCCCAAGCAGCATGACTAAGCCGCAGGCACTAGCCGCTGCTGGCAATGGTGCTATCATTGCAGGCCGTCCTGATGACATCGGTGTGGTGCAAGTTGGGAAGTCGATGGACTTCTCTACCGCTGCTGCCATGATTGGTGACTACGAACGTAGGCTACTGGAAGCATTCCTAGTAATGAATCCACGGCAAGCGGAACGCGTCACAGCCGAAGAGATCAGGTTGACCCAACTCGAACTCGAATCCAGCCTTGGGGGACTGTTCTCCCTGCTGACTGTAGAGTTCCTAGTCCCTTATCTTAATCGTAAACTGCTGGTGCTTCAACGTACCGGTGAGTTACCACGCTACCCCAAAGATATTGTTAATCCAACTATTGTTGCTGGCATTAATAGTCTTGGTCGTGGTCAAGATCAACAATCCTTGACTATGTTCCTGCAAACTATTGCAGCCACACTTGGACCTGAAGCACTGGTCAATTTCGTTAACGCTGACGAAGCTATCAAACGCCTCGCAGCTGCACAAGGCATCGACGTTCTTAACCTGGTTAAGTCTATGGATCAGATGCAGCAAGAGCAAGAGGCAGCTATGCAACAGCAGCAGGACATGACGATTCTGCAACAGGCTGGACAGCTAGCCAAAGCTCCACTACTCGATCCCTCTAAAAATGAGAACATCCAAGAACCCCAGGAAGGTGACGCCGAAGACCTCCCCGAATCCACAGAAATCTGAAGAAACTAAAACTATTACTGTGGATGGAAAAGTCAAACCAAATATTAAAGTAACTCGCCCTAATGTCTGAAATGCAATTTGATGGCAGTGTACCTGCCGAACAGTCAGAAGCTCAAGCAGCTGATGAAGCTAGCTCACTAGAAATTGGTGAGCAACTTTCTCAAGCTGAGAACCAGCTTCTGGCTGGTAAATATAAATCCGCAGAGGATCTCGAACGTGGTTATCTGGAATTGCAAACTAAATTTAGTGAGCAAAACCCCACCCCTCAACAACCTGAACAGCAACAACAGTTTGAACAACCATCCTCTGTTGGAGACAAACTGGCTGAGGCATTTGAGGCTTACACAAACGAAAAACAATTCAACGCAGAAGCTTTTAACGATGTTTCAAAGGAAGAGCTGATCAAAGCTTTCTTTGATAACTCAGAAGCTCCGGCTGATCTTTCCGACCAACAGATTAACGATGTTGTTGGTAGAGTTGGTGGACAAGAGCAGTACGAACAAATGATGAGGTGGGCAGCATCAGTCTTTCCTCCAGAAGAAATCCAACAATTTGATCAAATCATTGATTCAGCAAATGTGACCCAGATTAATATGGCAGTTGATGCAGTTGCCAAACGTTTCTTCGACGCCAATGGCCAAGAAGGTACTACCTTGACTGGTCGCCAAGCTATAAATAATCAATCTTATCGAAGTCAGCAAGAGTTGATCCGTGACATGAACGATCCTAAGTATGAGAATGATCCTGCTTATCGCAACGATGTCATGAACAAACTTGCTAACTCCCCTAACCTTGAATTTTAATTTTTAAATAAATGGCTGCTACTATTGCTACACGTCAGCAGTCATCACTGTGGGATAACTATCTCAACTGGGTGACAAGTACTGACAACCGACTTTACGTTGGACACTTCGGGGTCTTGATGATCCCCGCGTTGCTTGCCGCAACTACCTGTTTTATCATTGCGTTTATCGCTGCACCTCCAGTAGACATCGATGGAATTAGAGAACCAGTTTCAGGAGCACTCCTCTATGGAAACAACATCATTTCAGGAGCCGTCGTACCCTCTAGTAACGCAATCGGGCTCCACTTTTACCCCATCTGGGAAGCCAACTCACTTAGTGAATGGCTCTACAACGGAGGACCATACCAGCTTGTTGTCTTCCACTTTCTCCTTGGCGTCTTCGCTTATATGGGACGCGAATGGGAACTTAGTTACCGACTTGGGATGAGGCCCTGGATCTTTGTCGCATACTCCGCACCAGTTGCTGCTGCAACAGCTGTATTCCTTGTCTATCCTTTTGGACAAGGCAGCTTCTCTGATGGAATGCCGCTGGGAATCTCGGGTACCTTCAACTACATGCTGGTATTTCAAGCTGAGCATAACATTCTTATGCACCCTTTCCATATGCTTGGGGTCGCTGGTGTTTTTGGCGGCAGTTTGTTTAGCGCCATGCATGGTAGTCTTGTTACTTCTTCTCTGGTTCGTGAGACTACTGAAACAGTTAGTCAGAACCAAGGCTACAAGTTTGGCCAGGAAGAAGAAACGTACAATATTGTAGCAGCTCATGGTTACTTTGGTAGACTCATTTTTCAATACGCCAGCTTCAACAACTCACGCAGTCTGCATTTCTTTCTTGCTGCTTGGCCAGTTGTTGGTATTTGGTTTACTTCTTTGGGGGTAAGCACTATGGCATTCAATCTAAATGGATTCAACTTTAATCAATCTATCATTGACAGTTCTAACCGTGTCATTCCTACTTGGGCTGACATTCTGAACCGTCAAGGTTTGGGGATGGAGGTGATGCATGAACGTAATGCTCACAACTTCCCTCTTGACTTGGCAGCTGCTGAGTCCACTCCCATTGCTCTCACTGCACCCGCTATTGCTTAATGAACGACACACAAATTTGGCCTACTGAACCCCGCATGTACATCGACGAAAACTCAGTCCCACATAACGAAAAAGCTGAGCGCCTTAACGGGCGCCTAGCTATGCTGGGAGTCATCGCTGCGATCGGCTCCTATGCTGTAACCGGTCAACTTATTCCAGGATTCTGGTAATGGCTAAACAAGGTTTGTATGCAAACATCCACGCCAAGCGCGAACGTATCGCAAAAGGTAGTGGTGAAAAAATGAGGAAGCCTGGGAGCAAAGGTGCTCCTACGGCAGCCAATTTCAAACAATCTGCAAAAACTGCTAAGAAAAAAAATGCCTAAAGTTGGTGGTAAAAAATACCCCTACACTGCAGCGGGGATGAAAGCTGCAGAAAACGCTAAAAAGAAATCTACTAAAAAGAAATGAAAAACGCCCTCCTTATTATCTCTACTCTCGCCTTTGCTGCTCCCGTTGCAGCTGGTCCTTATGTGAACCTCGAAGCAAAGCAGAAGTGGTCTGGTGAAGACTACAAATCAGCCACTCTTGAGACACACGTGGGCTATGAAAACAAGCTTGGTGACTCTGCCTCTTGGTATATCCAAGGCGGTCCTCAGATTCGTTTTCCTGATAATGCTGAACAAGTCGGCGCTGCCTCTGGCAAAACCGGTATGAAGTTCAAAGTTACTAAGCGCCTCAGTGCATACGGTGAAGTCTCTGCTGCAACCAAAGAGGGTCTGGAGCTGGAAGGCCTTGGCGTCGGGACCAAAGCTGGTCTCAAATATTCCTTCTAAGTAACGTACGTTCATCCATCATGGAAGAAAGCATCTACGAGCTACAATTTACAGTCACCTCTTTACGAATGCTCCACAAGGCTGTCACCTTTGCCCATAAGAACTGGCCAGGTGGAGACCCAGTGGAACAGCAATACTATGAGTATTTAAAAGATAGTCTGCAACGTGTACTCTTAGAGGAGACTTACATGCTGGACGCATAACACTCACACCATGGAACGGGGGTGTGATACTTCATGGAGATTAACATGCCTAATGTTGAACTGCAAGCTCGACTCAAAGAGCAAAAGGCCGCTGACAAACAAGCCAAGCTGAAGTATCGCGGCGTTACCTATCTTGTTAAAAACAAAGTTTACAGTTGATAGAATTTGTCCTTTATGCTACTATGTCTGAACAACAACCTCCACAAATATCCCAACAGGATTACAGAAACATCGATGCGGCTTTCACGTATCTGATGTCACCTCAAGTTGTTCAAGACTCTGGTGGCAGAATCCCACGACCATTCAGCGCACAAGCTGCGGCTGGTCTCTTAGGCTCTTGGGCTGTTGAGACCGGTGACCCCAACCTCATGCAATTGGATGTGGTTGAGCGTGGCTACGCTGCTGGTCGTGGTTTATCACAATATACTGGACCGCGTAGGAAAGCATATGATGCGCAAAGAGAATCGTGGATGAGAACTGGGTTAGATCCTAACCTTATGAGTTCTCAACTACTTTACTTTGCACAAGAGTATGGTGGACAACATGATCCAAACGGTGCATCATTGTCTGGTTATACTAGAGCTTTCGATAATCCCGATCGCTTTGGTTCAGCTTCTGAAGCATCTGAATACTTTACTCGCACCTACTTCAAGCCAAGTATTCCTCATTACGATCGAAGGGCTGAAGAGGCAGAGCGTATGTATACAAGGTTCAAACAGAAACAGCTAGAGAAACAGCCCACTAGTATGGGCTACTTTATTTAACAGCTTGGGAGGCACCTCAGAGTCGGACCTCCCTTGCATTGGCATCAAGCCCGTACGCGGATACCTTGCTGCCGTCTAGACGGTGGGATAGACCACAATACAAATTGAATACTTCAAGCGCTTGAAGGTAAACGTAAACCTTCTTTTAAAACAATACAATGGCTGATCAAGTTGTATCCGGTCTGTATGGTGCAACGCCTGCACTGACTGGATCCCTTGGGTTTAATTCTAACACCCAAGGCTATGACGCTGGTATCCAATCCGGCAAATATTCTACGTATCTGAAGCTGTTCAGCGGTGAGCTGTTCAAGGCTTATCAGAACAAAACTATCGCCAAAGATCTCTGCACCCGCCGTACTCTTAAGAACGGCAAATCGATGCAGTTCATCTTCACCGGCGTTCTGGATGCTTACTACCATACTCCTGGTAAACCGATTCTCGGTGAGACTACTGAAGGTGGGGGTTCTGCTAACCAGCTCGACGTGGCTGAAAAGACGATCATCATGGATGACCTGCTGATCGCTTCGACTTTCGTTGATGACCTTGACGAAGTTCTGGCTCATTATGACCTGCGCGGTGAAATCGCACGCAAGCTTGGCTACAGCCTCGCAAATGCATACGATCAGAAAATCTTCCGTGCTGCCGCTATTGCTTCCCAACAGGGTCGCGCTGTGGCTGGTCAGTTCGCTGGCGCTCGTATCGAGATCGGTAACGCTAACATCCAAGGTACTTCTGGTCACGCTCAGAAGATGGTTGATGCATTCTTTGCAGCAGCTACTCGCTTTGATGAGACTAACGTGCCTGCTGAAGGACGTGTTGCTATTCTCCCTCCCGCTAGCTACTATGACCTGATTACTAAGGTTGACGCTGCACTGATCAACCGCGACGTGGTTGGTTCTTCCTTGCAGAACGGTGACGGTCTGGTCAGCATCGCTGGCATCAAGATCCTGCGCTCCAACAACCTGCCTACTGGCACTAGCGCTTCGACTCACACTGATGGTGAGAACAACGACTACAGCTTCGCTGCAAACCAGAACCTCCAAGGCATTATCATGCACAAGGATTCTGTGGGTGTGGTTGAGGCAATTGGTCCTTCCGTTCAAACCACTTCTGGTGACGTGTCGATCATGTACCAGGGCGATCTGGTCGTGGGACGCTTGGCTATGGGTGCATCTCACCTGAACTGTGCTGGCGCTGTCGCCATCCACGCTGGTGGAGATTCCTCCGGTGCTGCCACCGATCTGACTGCTACCACCGCCGGTACTGAAACCGCTGGTGTCGTCCTGACTGTCTGATCCAATTAATTTTTTCTCCTTGGGAGGCTCCTTAACTGGGGTCTCCCTTTTTTTATATCCAAAATTAGACAATGCCTAATCCTAACTATGCAGTGTCCACAGAACTGGATGCAGTAAACCAAATACTAAGCTCCGTGGGACAGGCTCCTGTCACTACGCTGGATATGCAAAACCCTGAGGTTTACACAACACTGCAGACTTTGCGTGAAGTAAGCCGAAACCTCCAAGCTGAGGGGTGGGTGTTTAACACTGAACGTCGTGTCAAGTTCACTCCACGTGCTGATAAGACTATTGCACTTGAGTTTGATATTCTACAAATCGATGCTAGTAGAGACATGCATCGTGACACGTACAATTTAATTCAAAAGAAACGTTTGTTGTATGATAAGTATAATCATACCAACGAATTTGACGAAGACATCTACTGTGATGTCGTTTACTACTACGACTTTAACGATCTCCCCTACGCTTTCCAAGCACACATTCAAGCAAAAGCTGCACGTCAAATCGCTCTGAAACTAGTTGGCGATCAAGAACTCGTTCGACTACTCTCTATTGATGAGGAAATGACTAAGCAAGCTATGATGGAGTATGAGACCCAACAAGGTGACTACTCAATGTTTGGTTGGAAAGACGGCTATAATACATATAGCAGCTATAAACCCTTCCAGGCACTTGCACGATGACAACAATTACCCAGAAGATACCTAACCTGTTGGGAGGCATTAGCCAACAACCTGACGCTAAAAAATATCCCGGTGAAGTGCGTGACATGGTTAACGCATTTCCTGAGTATGCTCTGGGTCTGATGAAGCGTCCTGGCGCTAAGCTGGAATCCTCTCTTAGGGGAGCAGCTACCCCAGGAGGAACTGAAGGCACAAGAGAATGGGGAGCTACTGAAAAGTGGTTCGACATTAACATTGACGGTGTTCCGTATGTTGGTCAAATTAATGACTACAACCACACTGGTTTAACAGATCATCATATTAATTTAAAACTTTGGTATAAAGATAGTGGACTACCTAGAGCTGTTAGTTACGATGACTACTACAGCAACCCAGCTTATATCTCTAGTGGTTCCTGGGCTACATACGTTGCCAACATCAACTCCGAAGCTTCTGCTTTATCTTCTAAGATCTCTGGTCTGACAACTTTCCAGAATGAACAGAAAACTTACTACACTAATTTCCAAGCTACTAACGATCAATTCAATAATATTTTTGATATTAGTACTACCTACAACTTGGGAGAAGTTTACCAGTTTATCAACAATGCCATCCTAGAAGACTCCAACGGTAACATTAGTTACATCAGAGATGGTGGTACTATGACTGGTGGCCTACCGTCTATTCAAGCAACAGCTTCTATCAACCTTGATGACAACCAAATCACTGCTATAACTTTAACAGATGGTGGCTCTGGTTATGAAACAACTCCTACACTAACTATTTCTGGATCTGGTACACAGGCACTTGCCTCGTTTACTATGTCAACAATCGGTACTTACAAATTACTTAACGTAAGTAATTCTGGAAGTGGGTACAGCCAACGACCAATTGTAAGTGTTGACTCAGGTTTTCCCAATTATAATGCTACAGCTCTTATTAACACTAGTGGTAATGTAAGTGCTGTCTATTTAGATGGTGACAAACGGTTTTCTCCTAATGATAACACTAGTGAGGTTACTTTAGGTTCTGCTATTCTGACAAACCCAAGTGGAGCAGGTAATACCGTAAACAGCGGTTTTAAAATTGGATCAGATTATTGGTTTTTTGGTAGGTATATTTATGGCTGTGGTTATGCAGCTTGTAGTTTTTACCATGACGGCAACCGATACATCGATATTCCAGCTCAAGATTTAACTAATTATTCAACGATTAGAGTTTACGCTCAAGCTGGTAGTGGTAGTAATGGTGGTGAAAAACCAAGCTGGGAACACAGTAGCTATAATGGTGTTTACAAAAGAGCACTACAAAGGCTAATCCTGTCATTCTATGATAAAGATATAGATGGCACTGATCCTGGTTGGAATGATTGGAATGACGCTGATCACCATCTAGTTAAAGACTGCTACGTTTCTCCATTTCAACCTACTACTGCAGGTACTGTTCACCCTTATTGTGCGTGTGTAACTGATCCAACAACTGGTACTTTCTCCAACGATTATCCGTCTGATGATACTGAGTACACACCTGTTGACATTACTATTCCACCAGAGTTTCGTAAAAAGAACGTTTACATAAGGATTGATCAACCCTTTAAGGGAGACCCTTATTACAGTTTGGGTGTTAAAATTGCAGCAAATAACTACGCTGTCGGTTCTATCGAATTGATTCCTACAACACGAACTGGTTCTGATGTTGACCTGACATTTACTAACAACTCTTTAGAAACAGGTAATCCTGTATCAGCTGCTGCTAATATTAAAGTTGGTAAGGAAATTACAGGCGTAAGTCTGACTTCAGCTGGTAGTGGTTACAACGTTGGTACACCTACAACTGTTGCTTTTAGTGGAGGTAATCCAACAACACCTGCTACAGCAGAACTTACTATTACTCCTAGTTTCACTGCCGCTGCTACAAATGTTGGTCTTGGTTATGTGACAGCTACTGGTACTATTACAGGTGGTGGGGGTACAGGAGCTACAGCTTCTATTGATATTTCACAAGGTAAGATCCAAAACATTACAGTTACAGGTGGAGATAGTAATTATACTAGTAATCCTACTCTAACTATTTCTACGCCAAGTTTGCAAGCTGGTACTACATTTCCAATTTCTGCTAGTACTGGTGAGTTTACAGAAACTTCAACAAATCGAGTCTTTAGAATTGGTGTCGATAAAACAGACGCTTACCCTATCTTGATGAATAGGTTGGATCCTGATTCTAAAATTTGGGAATTGATTGAAGTTACTAAAGCTACTGATGCTGATGGTTCAGCTTTGGCAACTTATGAGGCTGGAACTTATGCTACAGAACAGACAACTTACGAGGGTTTAATTACTGCTCATAATAACGCAATAACTACAACAGATGGTAGTTACCCTACATTTGACACAAGCATAGCACCTGCAAACGATTATTTTGCAGACGATTTAAATGGTGGCACTGTTGACTTAACTAAGCTTAAGGTTGTAACTTTCCAGGATACTACATTTATCCTTAACCCTACTAAAAAGGTATCGTACACTACTTATAAAACTCCAGTCTCTACATTTGAAGATGGATTTTTATTCTTTAATGTGCTCACTTCAGGTGACTACAAAGTTAATCTTACTAAACTGTTGAATGACCCAAGCGGTAATCAACCCCACGAGCTCAACTATATTCGGACTGTAGACACTAGTTTCGGTACTAACGGTGTCATTACAGCTACAGCTACTTACAGTACCTCTACAGCCACTGTGGAGGCCATGAGAGCGGCGTTAGAAAGTTCGTTCCAGTCTGCCTATGGTAGCTTTACCAGTAACTTTGATTTTATTAAATCTGGTAATGGTATTTACATTAAATCTAAAGCAGGCTTTGCTGGTGTTCAATTTGAACTTGAAGTTGAGAGTCCGCAATCAGGTGCGTTTGAAGCAGTTCGTCATGAAATAGGTTCAGCGTCACAGCTCCCAACACAAATTAAAGATGGGTACAAAGTCAAAATTGTTAACACTACTGATGTTAACGCTGATGACATGTATCTAGAATTCCGAACTGAAACCGATAACGAGTTCAGTGCTGGTACCTGGGTCGAAGCTCCTGGTTTTAATATCCCCATTAAAATTGATAAGACTACAATGCCGCATGCATTGACAATCAATTCTGATGGAAGTTTTAGTTTTGCTCCTTGGCCACACTGGGAAGATAGATTAGTTGGTGACGAGGTTACTAACCCAACACCACACTTTATCTCCACAACTGGTGGTATTAACAGATACATTAAAGACATCTTTGTCTACCGTAACCGTCTAGGTTTCTTGACTGAAGACTACGTAAGCTTGAGTAAAGCTGGTGAGTTCTTCAACTTCTTCGCTAAATCCGCTGTCGCTTCAGGTAACGATGACCCTATTGATATTTCTGTTTCTGACAATGATAGTCCTAGCCTTAACTATGTGAGTAAGGAGACTGCTGGTTTGCTGTTGTACGGTAAAACTGGTCAATACTTGCTGGCAACTGACTCTGACATTCTCTCTCCAACCACTGCTAAAATTAACAAAGTGGCTGGCTACGAGGCTGATATGGATAACCCAGCTATCAGCCTTGGTTCTACAACTGCGTTTATCTCTAAGACAGCAAGTACAACTAAGATGTTTGAGCTGCTAAAAGTTAACGCTCTTGAACCTCCTCAAAGTATTGAACAGACACGGACAGTTCCAGAACTGGTACCTACTGATGTAGACTCTATTGTAGGATCTCCTGACGTTGGTTTGGTGTCGTTTGGTAAGGTTGGTACAAAAGACCTTTATCACTTTAACTATCTCAGAGCTGCTGATCAAGAAATTGGTAGTGCCTGGTATAGATGGAAACTACCTGGTAACCTAGAGCATCAATTCTTTGACGGTAACTCCTACCACACTATTCTCCGTACCGATAACAATGAGCACGTTGTTGTATCTTTTGACGTGGCTCAAAGTTCTACTGACGGTGTGTTGAGTTTGGAGAGTGGTAAGAAGACTGACCTTCACCTTGATGTATTCCAAAACAACCCATTCACTACTTACACAGAAGTGGCTGCTGGTAGCTATGTCAACAAGACAAAGGTTTACCTACCTACTAATAAAGTCACAGGCCTTAAATTGGTTGTTGTGATGTACTCAAACCGGTCACAGGTGTTCGATGAGGACAATGTGACATACACAACAGGGAGTGACTCGTATGGCGATTATGTCGAAGTTTCCGGTGATTGGCGAGGCTCTGATGTATTTATTGGTTATAAGTTTGATATGTCGGTAGAGTTACCGAGGATGTATTACAAGAAATCAGAGAACCAGCAAGTCAGTTCTGATATTGATGCTGACCTGATCCTTCACCGTCTACGTGTGAAGACTGGTTTGACTGGTCCAGTTGATTATAAGATTAAAATTATCGGTATCCCAGTGCGAACTAGCACTGTATCGGTCACACCTCCTGAGCAGTATCTACTGAACAGTACTAACATGACCGAGAGTGCTGTGCATGACGTTCCTGTCTATCAGCGCAACAACAACACTACTATTACTATTCAAAGTAATACAGCATTCCCTACAACTATTGAATCTATCAACTGGGAAGGGCGCTATTCGACTAATTATTATAGGAGGAGTTAATGGCCTGGAATCTTCTGGCTACATTTGCACTGCAAGCAGGGTCCAGTATTTTTAACCGGGCCATGAATAATGACGCGGCGAACCGGCAAAAGGAATCGCTGCGTCGTATGGATAAATTGAAATTTCAACAAGAGCGAAGTAAGTATCTTAATGAATTTAATCAGGCAACTGAGCAAGTTCATTTCTACAACCAAGCTCTTGTTGCACAGCATAATGCTCGTGTTAATCAATACAACACGAACGTAGCTCAGCTAGCTGATGAGGAAACAAGAGCTTACAATGATGCCCAGATGCAGGCTAACGGCGAGGTTGCAGAGTTTATGGAGGAGAACATTGATCTCCTTAAAAACTACGTACAGCAATCTGGTACGTTAGCCGCAAAGGGTATCAACAGTGCCTCAGCTAAGCTGGCTGAAATGAAAAATATGGAAGGAGGATTCTTAGACGCTAGGAGACGAACACGTACGGGTGCGTTAAACGATCTTGGACAAGTAGTGCGTACTATCGAGAAGATTGAGTATGTTGGAAATGCTCAACGTGATGCATGGTATGCAGCAGTCAAAGATAAACCAACCCTTAGACCGTATCCTAGGATGGGTGCTCTACCCAGCTATAAAACTCCAAGCCATCTGAAGGCCAACCGTTTGGGCTTCAAGGATATTGCACCAGACCTCGTTAAAGCGGGTGTTGCTACGGCGACTCCGTACCTCATGAAGAATGTATTCAGTGGAGCAGGTGCAGATCAAATTACAGAACAAGTAACCGAGAATACACCTATTACAAATCTCGGTGGTGGAAACGTGAGTATGGGTGGACCCGATCCATTCTCCTCAATGCAAGGCACAGCAACTTAAATGGCTCAACAAGACACAATATTCTCCACTAAGGTGGGGTATAAAGCAGATCAATACGATCTGAATCCGACTAAAGGTGCCAGAACGCCGGACACGTCCGCACAGGCTGCACAGCCGTTCAAGGTACAGATGGAAGCATCCCAGCTACAGTTTGAGCTAAACAAAGTAGCACGGGATTTAGACAATCAAATAGCGTTAAACGAGGCAGCATCGAAGACTCCTGAGGAAACTTTCCTTAGTAAACTCGCACCATTCTCTGACACAATTAACAGTGTTATTGATGGTATTCAAAAGCGAAGGCTTGATGATCGCCGTAAAGAGGCTCAAAGTGCTGCAGCAGAAGCTGCTCGATTTGCTATGGAATTCGGAGGCGGCTACGCTGACCTCCGTAATGCCGGTGATGCAATCGATAAGCTAGCTAATAAAGCATCTAAAGAAGGCAAAGACTATAGTGTTATTGCACGCCTTCAACAACTAGACCCAGAACAACAACACTGGGCTGCTAAGTATTTACAAGAACAATCAGATAAAAGCTACAAGGTTGGTCTTCAAACGTTCCTGCAAAGTGATGAGCAGGTTACACTTCCCAGTGGTGAAACTATTATGCCACGGGAGGCTAACACCAAAGCTGAAGCAGCAGCTGTCATTAATGCATACCAGCGGAGTTTTCTCTCACGCTCTGGTATCGACCGTATGCCTATTGAGCTGCAGAGTGTAGCCAAACAGAGGATTGCGGAACATTCCGGTGATGCTCTCAGTAAGCGTAACCTGCAGATTAACAAGCAACAGAGTATTGCTGAAAGGCACTCTGCTTTAAATGCCGTCATAGGTGGTATGTCGATTAAAAAGACAGCTGAAATCTATGGTCGTTTGCTAGACAAAGAAACAGGTTTGGCAATTGGTAGGGCACGAGGCTGGGAATTGTTGGCAAATGATCTCTATGCACGCATTAAAGAAGGCGGCATGGATGTCACTACTCTGCTCCGAATGGAACAGGAAGCTGGTATTCAAGATCCTTCAAGACCTATCAGTGATTCAAAGGAAAAGAAGTGGGTGTTTGATAAATTGTGGAAGGGTATGCGTGAGTACAACAAGCAAGGCGTAGCTAACCGTGAATTCGATTTAGCTCGTGAAGCTGATGCTAAACACGCTGAATTTTTGCAAATCTACCCATCTGACGGTACTGGTGAGAGACCGAACGAAGCTACCTTAACTGGTTTGAAAAATGAAGCACTGGACCGTGGTTACAAACCAACTCATAAATACATTAAATTGTTAGATCGTTGGTCAAACGGTAACTCAATGGATGATGTTGCAATTGCTAACGAAGTAGCTGAGATTACAAGGAGGGTTAAAAACGGTCATACCGTGGACCCTAACGATGTATCTCCACAAGCTTACGCACAAGTTAAAGATTTACTTGATGGTCCTACAGGAAACAATACGTTGAGGAGTCTGCCTGGTTCTAAAACAAGTCTAAATTCTGTTAAAACGTTCCTTAATTCTGGTACTAATCCTGGTGATGGTAACGGTTTAAGCTTGAAACTTAACATGCTTGGTAAATCAGAAACAGCTACTGGTGGCATCCTTGCTCAAGAAGCTGAAAACATTTACTACCAACAGTTAAAGATTTTAGAGCAAGAAAGTCCTAAAAACCCAAACAACCCAAAACTCGCTGCTCAGAGCACCATGGATATTATAACCTCTGGTGCTAAAAGTAAGAACAGTGTGTTCTACTGGAATCAGGGTGGTATGGATGAATCAGAACAATTCCCCAATGCCTTCAAAATGACCGGTGAAGCCGGTGAAGTACTGTCTAGTAATTATGCTATCGGTCCTACCGTAACTCCATGGGCACGTCATCAACGTAAAGTACACGATCTTAAAGTTAAAGCTGCTAAATCTGGTAGCTGGGGTGTGTTGTTTGAAGATGGTGTGTGGCAGACGTGGACCTCTGAAGACGCATTAAAACAAGCAGAACAAGCCCTAATACGAGGTGCAAAAATTCCTGATGGTACTGGTCTCGATACTGTGGCATCTATTCTCCCCAGACAAGGTGGTAACCCCACTACAATCTTGGACGTGTACAATCATATGGCTAACCTTACTGGTATAGTCCAACCGACTAATCAAATGAGTACGTTTAATGCCAACAGGTTTGCAGCAAATCAAGATGTACTTCGACGAATGAGGTCTGCTGGTCCAGGTGAAAAAGCACAGGGTCGTGCTGCTGGTCACTACACACCTCCACAAGCAACTGGATCAGATGTATACGCACAAGCTACAAGAGATGGAGCTGCTGGTGGTCCTCCTGGATCATTTGCTGAGTTTAGTGGTACATTTGAAACACTACCAGAAGTTGAAAACTTACTCCAATACATTACAGCAGACAGTCCTGCTGCAAGGTATGAACAAGCGAATCAACTTTTCCAAGAATTATTGGCTAAATTCCCTGGTCAAGAAGAAGAAGTTATAGCTAGATTCCGCCAGATACCTGGATTTGAAAACGTTATTGTGGAATACCCTGAGTAATGGAAGAACTAAATTTAGAGATGTCGAATGCTGAACGGCAATCGATTATAAACCCGGTAACCCCTGAGTTACCTGAAGAACAACCAGAACTTCCTCCTGCTCCACAAGTAGAACAAGTAGAATCTAGTGAGGAACGTTTTGAAGGAGAAAAACCTGAAATTGACCCAGCTGCATTTGCAGGTGTCAGGTCTGTTGGATTCAGTGAAGAGCAAGACGCCGTTATCATGGGCGAAGCGGAAGGTGCTGCAGCAGTACCTCTTGGTCCAGTTGACTTCGGTATTGATGCTTTATATGCTTTATCTAAAGGTCAGATTGACATTCCTAAGCCACCAGAGTTTGAGAACGAAGCTTTCCAAGCTATCCGAAACATAAGTGGTCTTATCCTACCTTCTATTTGGTTAGGTGGTCTTACTACAGCTGGTGGTGTTGGAGCACAAAGCGCCATGCTACGTGCTGCTGGTAGAGGAAATGTACCTGCTAAGTATTTGTCTCGCCTTGGTGCTGACAAGTTGTTTGAGAAATTTGCACTTTTAGGTATTACATTTGGTGCCGGTGGTGCTGTTGACCAAATTCACAAAGTCAACCAAGAAGACGATACATTCGCTACCTGGCTTAAAGATAAACTACCTGAGCGGTTTAAGTTTATGATTCCAGCACACCTGGAAACTTTGCCGTCAGATAGTGCTGATATTAGACAAAAGAAGAACGTGCTAGAGGGTATGACCTTCAATGCCGTTGCTGAGCTCTTACCAGCTGCTGCTAAATTCTTCCACGCTCTCAAGCGTAAAGATGAAGCATTGCAATTTGTCGGAAAGAACGCCCAGGGTGACGCCTTTCAGAAGCGCCTAGACGAGGCTGCAACGCGTGAAACGTTGGAGCTGGAGGCAATGGGTATGATGGAGGCTGCACAGACCGGGGATGACCTGCTAGACGCCGCAGAGATCGCTCGTGAAAGCTATGAGCGTGCCATGCTGCTGCGTGCTGACGATTTGGATGAGATGGCTGCCTACAGCCGTGCTACATCTAGCCTTGATGAACCTATGCTGGGTGTCAATCGTGATGCCTATAGTATGCATGAAGAAGCTGCACTTACAGTAGACGATCTTGGAGCTGCTGGAGCTGCTGCTGACCAGGCACGTATTGTTAAAAACGATGGTACCGTTCACGGTAGACTTCGCAACATGATTAGCGAAACCGCTCTACGTGCTGGTATTAATGTTGATGAATTAACCCGCCGCACCCTACTCAACAGTGTTAAACAAACGCTCGAAGATGCCGGTCATTATGATCTTGGCAAGACGAAGTGGAAGGACATCGATAAAGCTAGTACTGAACTGGCTGAGTATCTCATTGATCCCCTTGCTGATGGTCCTTTCATTAAAGAACTCCTAAAGGATTACAAACAGATTACCCGTAGTGTTGAGAACTTGGATGATATTGGCTTAGCTGCTGTCACCAAAGCTCTGCGTTACTGGACTGATGAATTCTTTAACTTGGATGCTATGAAGGCAAGTGCCCTTCTACAGACATCCACTGCTGGTCAGATTGCTGACATTGCAGAAGGTGCACGTCTCTTTGACTCTCCCGAAACTATAGCCAACGCTCAACGTATGATCATCGATCGTATGGAGCTGATGACTCACGAAAAGCAAGTTGCTAATTACCTACGTGGTTCTGCACTGAACTTTGTTAATGTCTTTAACCGTTTGTGGAAAGGACATAAAAAGTGGAGAAATCCTAAGGCAGCTTCAGAAGCTATGATCAGAGAAGCTGAGTCCTTGGGTCTTAAAGCTGAAGGTGCTATTCTAAACGCTGCTCAAAAGAACAAACAGTATTTTAATGAGCTACGTGAACTGGCTAAAGAGAATCCCGAGTTCCTGCGTCCCTTTATGTTGGCTAATGAGCTGACAGATGGTGACGTTCATAGCATGTATCGTTTTAATGAATACATGAAAGGAAGCATGTCAGTATTCCGTAAGTTGATCTTTAACGCTGATCCTAAGGTTCAGTCAATGATTAACAACGGGGTTATGTCTAATGTTTATAACTCGCTACTCTCTGCTCCCCGTACACCTGCTATCGCTGCACTCTCCAACACCGCTATGCTGCTCCAGAAGCCTGCCAACGTAATGGCTGGTTCTATGGTTCGTGGTATTACTAGTGGTGACTGGGATCAAGTCAAGCGTGGTTGGTATACTTACCGAGCATTTGCCGAAACCATGCAGGAAGGATTCCGACACATGGCTTTGGTTTGGAATAAATCAGTTCAAAATCCTGACGCTGTGCCGTACGTAATGCGTGAAAACCACTACGTTCTAGATGGTCAGCGTATGGAATTGATGGAAGAAACAGCTAAAGCTGCGGAAGAACAAGGTAATTTTGGTGTACGCTACTTCGTCAATATGATGAGGGATTTGCGTGATCTTCAGAATCACCCGGTTGCTCGCTGGGGTACTAACGCTCTTGGAGCTCTTGACGGCTTTGGACGTGGTGTTATTGCTAACGGTATTGCTAGATCTCGTTCCTACGATGAAGGCATTAAGTTTGGCGATATGCGACCAGAAAGTTTAAAAGCATCTCGTGATAATTATTTCAAAGAGATGCAGAACGATGAAGGATTTATTTTAGATCCTGAGGTTGAGTTCAGTGCTCGTGAAGTATCCATGAGTCTGGATCACCCTGTTGTCGATGCTGTGACTGCATTGATTAACTATATTCCAGCAATTAAACCATTCTTCATGTTTAACCGTACTGGTATTAACGTGTTGGGTGCTGCTTGGAATCACTCACCTCTCTCTGCTTTTGTTGGTGACTACCACGAGATTGTTGGATTCCCTGGATATAAACATTCAGAGGATGAAATCCGTCAAATCTTCCAAAAACGTGGAATGACTATTGACGAAAACATGGGAACTAAGTTCCGTGCGTTGCAAGCTGAAATGCAAGGACGTGTCGCTGTTTCTACAGCTATTACGTTCGGTATTGTCAATATGGTATTGGCAGATGCTTGTCACGGTGACGGTCACATGAACCCAGCTGTACAACGCGTACGGGATAAGTTGAAGTGGGCACGTCGCAGCTGTCAATCACCGGTTGATGGTAACTGGTATAGCTACGAGGGTCTCGGTCCTGTTGGTGACCACGTTGCTTTGGTTACTAACATTACCGATAACTTCGATCAACTAGGTTTGGCTGAGACTGAAAAACTGCTTCAAAAGTCTACGTTTGTACTTGCATCGTCTCTGACTGATCGTACAGCAATGGCTGGTGTTGAACCGTTCTTTAAGATCCTTGGTGGTAGACCTGAAGATTTGGCACGCTTTGGTGCACAAAACCTCAACGCTCTATTCCCACTGGCTGGTATGCGAAATGCATTTGGTAAATTGTTGTCTGAGGGTGACCGAGAGATGAACAACGACCTGATGGATGGTATCAAGAACCGTAACCGCTACCTCGATGTACTTGATCAAAAAGGTACCTTGCCTGCTAAATATAGCTGGATTGATGGTGAGTTGGTTGGTGGTGATTTGAGCATGTTTGAACGACTGTTTAACTTTGTAAGTCCTATTCAAGTATCTCCCGGCTTGTCTCCTGAAAAGCAATTCCTGATTGACATTGAATACGACTCTACACCATCGTGGCTTAGGTCTTCTAAAGGACATGAGTATACACCAGAACAACGAAGTGAAGTAGCCAGCCTTATGGGTGAGGATGGTTTCTTTAAACGCGAACTTAACCGCATTATGCGTAAATATAAAGACAAAGATTGGATTAATAAAATTCAAGATCTACGTGGTAAACCCTTCATGATTGACCCACGTAACGGTCAAATGCGCACCGGATTCTCATCCGAAGAAGTTGATGTAACACTATACGATGGTTTATACAATGAAATTGACCGTGTGCTTGCTATTGCTAAGCAACGTGCCGAAAACTTGATGACTGATCGTGACGCCATCCGTCGGACTCGTATCGACTTTGATGTTAATAAGGCACGACAACTTCAAGGTAAATTACCACTTTTAAAGAATAAGTAATTATGACACTACAGTATTCAACTACAGAAGTCATTAACGTCGGCACTAACCTTGCGGTTAATTATGAGATTCCTTTCTCATTTGCGTGGCTTGACGAAAACGACATTAAAGTCTACCGTACAGACACTAACACACCCGTACCGGATGCCCAGTGGCAATTTAAAACTAGGCAATCCATTGAAATTATAGCCGGCAACTTTGCGGAAGGAGAGACGTACATTGTGCGTCGCGAAACCCAAGTTGACGAGCCGACCATTACATTTGCACCTGGATCAGCCATTCGTGCTGAAGACTTGAACAACAACCAGCTTCAGGTGCTGTATCAAGGTCAAGAACTAAATGAACGTTCTGTGGGTTCGCAGGGTGTGACGTTTACTGGTACTGTTATTGTACCTCCAACAACATCTGCAACCCCGTCCAATGCTGCAGCAACTAAAGCTTATGTTGATGCATCCCAGAACTATAACGATACACAATTAGCAAACTCTGTTTCTGCTGCTGCTGCGTCAGCAACAACTGCAGACGGTCACCAGCAATCAGCTAGTGATGCAAAAGATGCTGCTGTGTTGGCTAAAAACCAAGCAGTCACAGCTCGAACTTACGCAGAACAAGCAAGAGATGATTCACAAGATGCACGTGATTCAGCTGAAAACTTTGCAAACACTGCGGCTGCTTTCGCTGTTGACCCTGTATTTTATGGAGTCAGGCGCTATGTTGCAAACGGCAGAACCGCATTAAGAGTTGAGTACAGCCTTAATACGTCTGTTGAAAATGCAACAGTGTATGATCCTAGTAATTACAACTACAAAGACAAGGGTACCTGCTTCTTTGGTACCAATGGTTTGCTCCACACTTCTGGACCTGACATTGGTAAACCTAAATTCGCGTATCAACCTTCTGGACACGTTTACATACAACTACACGACTAATGGCATTTATTGATCTCGGAAAACTTAAATTTAATTGGCAGGGTGACTGGTCAGCCTCTACCGATTACGAAGTAGATGATGTTGTTTTTTATGACAACCATTCATTTGTTTGCAGGGTTACACACACTGCTACTGCTACTGCTCCTTCTGCAAATCTTACTCAGTGGGATTTAATGGCAGCTGGTGTCCACTTCAGGGAAGATGGAGACTGGGCTGGTGCAAGTACTTATTATCGCTACGACATTGTTCGTCACAACTCAAACCTCTATATTTTGAGTGGTGCAAACGATTCGACCAATCAAACTCCTGGCTCTGCTCCATGGAGTCTATTCCAAGCAGCTCCTGCTGGAAACGTTATGAACAGCATCGGTGCTATGGAGTACCGAAATAATGAGAACGCTACTAGCGAACTTGTTATTAACCCGACCGTTAACAAAGGTCTGACTGTTCAAGAACAACCACGACAAACTTATCCAAGTCTCGCTTTCTCTTATGAAGAAGACGGTGATTACGGTAAGTCACTTAATACACCTGGCAGTATTGCTGCGGAAACCTATACTCAGACTGTTACCGCACAACGTTCTGGTAACGGCTATGCAGCTGGTAGTTATATCATTACTGGCTCTGATCGTAACGGTGCAATTACCAAAAAGCATGACCCTAATATTACTGTAAACATTGGAGACACTCTTGTCTTTAATAATTCAATGGGTGCTCACCCGCTAGACATTCGTGTTGCTGCTGGTGGAGCTCAAGTAACAACTGGTACTCTTACTGGTGCTGGTGCGGCTGGTACTGTCACTTGGGTAACGACTGGTGTTGCTGCTGGTACTTACTACTATGAGTGTACTTCACACGCTGGTATGCTTGGTACCATTACTGTGGTTGATACTACTAATCCACAAGGTAGCAATACTGGTAACGGTACTATTGATGTTACTCGTGGTAAATCCTACACTATTACCTTCTCTAGCAACCTGTCTAATGGTCAAAACTATGACCTTTACACTACTGCTGGCGGACACTCTACTGCAAACGACTCCGTAACTGCAGCAGAAGGTAACTCTGCATTTACTAGCACTACTAACAGTGGTGTTGTGTGGACTACTGGTAGTACTCAAACTATTACGTTTACTCCTAATGAAACCACACCTGACGTGGTTTACATCGGTAACCGTAACAGCGCAATGACTAACAACTTGGTCATTAACGTACACGACATGGCTTATGTGCCATCATGGGGTACTGCTGCTCCTCAACAAGAACAGGGTGCAGGTATTGTCAATAACCGTGAGTTTACTCACTGGCAAGATTGGTATGCATACGGTGCAAGCGGTATTCAATCTGGTCTTGGTTATGATACAACTGATCACCAACGCCGTCCTCTTGGAGAAGCTGATTCTCCTTTAGTTTCTCGGCGTATTCCCTCGAACACTGGTACTGCAAGTTGGACTGTGCCTGATAACGTTACCCGCGTTCGCATCACTTGCGTTGGCGGCGGTGGCGGTGGTGGTAACTACAACAGTAACTACTACTCTGGTCACGGCGGTGGCGGTGGCGGATTTACCTCTGCTGAATATACTGTAACTGCTGGTACTGTTCTTACTGTTACTACTGGTAAAGGTGGTTATGGTGCACACTATCTGAGTAATACCGGTGTTGTTTACGGTGGAAACGGTGGTACAACTCAAGTCACTGGTACTGGTGTAAACATCGCAGCTAACGGTGGCCAAGGTGGAGGTTACTACTCCACTTATGCTGGTGGTGGAGCTTCTGCTGCATCTCCTTCTGGTTCTGGTATTGATAGCACTACTATTATCTCTAGTGCTGGTGGCCGAGGTGGCTACGGTTCTCAAAACGCCCACGGTTTTACTAATGAAGACTATCCAGCTGGAGGCGGCGGTTCTGCTGGCTCTATGTTTGGAAACGGCTTCAAAGGTGGAGACGGCGGTGGCGGTGGCTACAGTAGTCCTCACCCAGGTGGTGCTGGAATTGGCGGTGGCGGTGGATTCTCCCGCGCAAGCGACACAACTACAAACTACTATGATGGTTGTGCTGGCTCAGGCGGTGGATCTTACGGCCCTGGCATTAGCGGTGGTCGTGGTGAAACGTCTGGTACTCCTTACGGTGGCAGCGGCGCACAGTTTGCTGAAGGTGGTGTTGGTGCTTTTGATTATCCTTTTGTCGCACCTTACGTTAATGACAAACAAACTCATTATGTTCGTGGACAAAACAGTGCAAGAATGTATTATACCGCTGGCCCTGGTAACGTAGCTGACCACTCTGTTAGTTTCGGTGCTCGTTACGGTGACGGTGAAGTAACTGGACCTGTTGGCGGTGTTGATGATACCAATACACTGAGAGATAAAATGCGGAAATATTTGGGCGATAAGCCTGCCGCAACTCGTGCTACTGGTGTGACTTTCCCAGCTAAAGCTTTCAATGGTGTTCTCGGACGCCTTTGGGGTGGCGGCGGTGCTGGTCATGGCTGTAAGAGTGTCGATCAAGGTCATAATGTTACCAATGAGGCAGTTGCTCATGCTGGTGGCTGCGGTGGCTCAGGCGGCGGTGGCGGTGGCGCTACTTGGACCTACTCCTGTTGGGGTGTTGGTAACACTCATGATGTAAGCACTTACCACGTTTGGGATCCAGCTAACCTGGCCTGGCGTGTTAAGGACTCTGCTCTCGATGATGCTCGTTACTACCGTGGTGCATACGGTGGTATGGGCGGCGCCCTTGGCGGCGGCGGATCAGGTGGTTCTTTCTTCCACTCTGGTCATGGTGGAATTGGTGGTGGAGGCGGCGGTGGTGCTGGCAACCACAGCTATTCCTCTTACAACGGTCGCGGTGGCGACGGTGGTGTAGGTTATGTTCTTATTGAATGGAAGTACGACGAATGAAACGTTACGCAATGATTGTAGACGGCAAAATTGCCGAAATGGCACTTAGTGCTGCTGTTTTTCCTGAAGGTTCTACCGTAGTAGAATGCCCTTCAGTTGATGAAGATCCTACTGGTGATTACGAAGAAGGTGCAGGCTACGATGTAGAAACTTCTACTTTAACACCGTTGGATTGCTCCCCACCTGATGCAGCTGCAGCGCTTGCTAGAGGTGACGTAGAAAACCCGGCTGCAATGATGCCTGCTGGGTCTCCCCCTCCTGCTGTATAATTATTTATTTTTCCACCCATGAACGATTTTCAACACAATTTATTTTCTACTCCACTTTGGATTTCTAACCGTGACGATAACGAGTTCAACGACAAAGTTGCTTCTCTAGCTTATAAGTTTAGAGATAATGCTGTTAACGCTGGACTCGTTTCTGACGGTTGGAGTGATTTTGAAAAGTCTTCTTCACAAGAAGATTTTAAAAGTAAAGGAGTTACTTCTTATTATTCTGACAATTTAGCTACCAATCCAGAATGGAAAGAAGTAGTAATAAGCATTCTCGATCAAGCTGAACAGACTCTAGGTTCTGAATATAAACTAGGCATGGAAAACATGTGGACAACGATTTACCCAGAAGAAGGGTTTATTCCAAAACACACACATCCTGGTTCAACAGTTTCTGGAGTTTACTACGTTAAAGCTGAAGAAGAATGCGGTAATATTGAGTTTGAAGATCCAGCATGGTTGGTTAAACAGTCTATTCATTATTACAATAATCCCAACCCTAAGCTGCCTAAAGCTATTAATTTTTGGGTTGAACCAACACCAGGTAGGATGGTTTTATTTCCAGCCTACCTTCCTCATTCTACTAAACCTAATAAATCAGGTAAAGATAGAATTATTCTCAGTTTTAACCTTTATTTTTTAAAACAATGATCACCCTTATCCGTCCAATCCTGTTCAGTTTTCTGAACTCTGATAAAGTTAAAATGCTTATCGTTGACATGCTGACTAAATTGGCAGAATCTACTGATAACGAAGTTGATGACAAAGCCGTTGAGTTTATTCGCAACGGTTTGTTCCCTGCTCCTAAGCTCTGATGGACCTGGGGGAGCCACCGTTGCTCCCCTACATGGCCCTCCCAGAACCGCCTAGGATGCCCGTCCCGATCCTGGAGGTACCAGATGCCCTTGTACCCAGTTACAAGCCGCTTGTGGCGCCTCCTAGCGACCTTAGACCGCCTCCTGGCGTCAAGGGGAAGCCGCTGGAGGGAGTACAACCATCGACAACACAACCAAATACACCTACAAGTCCACCTAAAGCACCGGAAGTAGATTATGTAACGGTACCAATTATTGACAAAGAAGTACCCATCCCTAGTCAAGAAATTCTGGTCACTGCCGTAAGTACAGCGACTGTCTCAGTTGCAGCCACCCTTACAGCTACCGCAGTTTTTAAACACATTGTTTCTATAGCAAAACCACTTATTAAAACTGCATGGACAAAGATAACAAAAAAGAAGGATTCATCAAATTCCTCGTCCTCGTCTGGTCCGCAGGACTCCTGACGGCATCATACGCAGGATGGATGGAGAAAATGGATCCAACTTATGTCGCTTCAATTCTGAGCGGCACACTTGCAACATTCTCTATTACACGCGAAAAGAAAGAATGAAAAAACTACTGGCACTATTAGTATTTGTACCAGCAGTAGGACACGCTCAGACCGTTACCCCCAATTTTACACAGGGGAGTATGCAAGCGACTACTACCACCACAACGACCATCGACCGAACCATTGAAACAGAGGTGATGGGAGGAGCTTATTCTTCATGGTCTGGCACAAACGTAACCCCAAGTGGGGATATAACAAATACTTCGACTACATTCTCGGTGCATACCGCAGGCGATCCCTTTCAACTGGAAATCACCACGCGGGCGGCGGGCACGATCGAAGAGATTACAATTACGGAAGACATCGACGTTACTTCTACCACTACATCCTTGTCTATCTTCTCGCAATAGGTCCGGCATATGCTGAAGAACCTCGTGTGCAGAATACCTCTAATCCTGTTGCCGCTGCTACTGGCAATGTCACAAATCAAGCGGTGCAGTTCCAGAACAATGGAGCTCCATCACGTCAATACTTTGCAGGGTCCAATTCCTGTAATGGTCCAACGATGACATTAAGCCCATTTATGATGGGCAACGAAACACGACCGGTAGACCCAGAGGGGTACGTTAAAAACGCCAATTGGGGAGCACAGGTAAATTTCATGATTCCGCTAGATAGCGGTATGATTGAACAATGCAAATCGATTGCCAAAAGGCATGAGCAAAAAATGCGTCTACTCTATGAATTGACACGAGCTGAGAAATGCGCAGATCTACAGATTAAAGGTTTTACTTTTAGACCTGGATCGCGTGTAGAAAAGATGTGTCATGACATAGTACCTATTGTATCTATAAACAATGCTGGAAGCACTAGTGAGCGTAGCAATAGCCGGAATAGCGGCGGGAGCGGCTCTAAATAACCGCCTACATCAAAGAGTAAATAATGTACATGACCGTATCAGTGGCTTAGATAGGCGGATAGATGCGATAGAACTAGGCGTCGCCCAGGACTATGTATCCAAAGCAGATCTATCCATCATGACTAAACGCATGGAGGATCACATGATACGCATTGAAAACAAATTAGACCAAATAGTCCTGCGAAATGGCTAACAAAAAAGCAACAGAAGATCAATTTAACGAGCTACATAATTTAGTAACTCAAGAGTTTCTAGCCAGGGTTAAATCTGGTGAAGCGACTACCCAAGATCTTAAAGCAGCATGTGATTGGTTGAAATCCAATGACATCAGTGGAGTAGCAGTTGAAGGTTCTCATCTAGAGAAACTAGCACAGATGCTCCCCCAAGTAGATCCCGAACTAGTACAACAACGACTCTATGGCTCGACAACGAATAGCAGATCCCGGTAGTACTGCCAAATACTACCGAGCGAATGGGGATGCACGTGAAAAGAAAAACGCGTACATGCGCAAGTATAACAAGAAACCATCTAGAATCCGTTACCGTGCAAAGCTGAACAAAGCTAGGCGGGATCGCGGGATTTATGGAAAAGGTGGCGGAGATATGTCCCACGATTCTAAGGGACGATTATCTCGGCAATCCTTGAAAATAAATCGAGCAAACAACGGACATGGTAAACGCCCACGTTATAGAACTGCATGACCCCACTTCCTAATCCTGACTACTACCTTTATAACTTAATAAGCATGACATCCTCTGAAGCAACACGCCTTTGGAGGCGTGCCATTAAGGAACACTTCGACAATACCTGTGTGTATTGTGGAGGAGTGTATACATTAGACCAATTAACTTTAGATCATGTTAAACCTAAATGTAAAGGCGGAGAGACGATTTTACAAAACATCGTACCCGCTTGTCGATGTTGTAATCAGGACAAAGGAAGCGAACACTGGCTAGACTGGATGCGCAAAAAATTCGGTCAAATACCCGAACGGGAGGAATTAATTCTCTCACATATTAGTTAACTATGGATGGAAAAGAAAAAGACCCATTCGAGTATGATAGGAATGATCCATTTTTAGGTGGTGATCCTGTCACACATTGGATGGATCAACAACGAAAACGAATAGCTGACTGGCGGGAACAACAACAAAATAAACCTAAAACTGATGACGGGCGAGGGTTTGATAGCCCACTTTATGACGCTGGAGAACAGCTGTTTAAAGCAATAGCGCCTGGATTAGCGCCAATTGGTGAAGCCGCACAACAAGTTAGACAATTCGTTAGTGACAACAAAGATGTTCCCGGAATCGAGCAAGTTGACTTTGTGTTGTCTAATTTTGAAGATTGGGGTGAGATCATAGGTGGAAGATCTGAAATGGGTCTACAACGTGGTCAAGATGCTATTGAAGCAAACACTAACATTCGATTAGACGATCGTGGTCCAGCAGTCGGCGGTGCTGTTACTGCTGCTCTTGCTGAAGAAGTAGCTACAGCTGCTATTCCAACAGCTTTAGGTAAATTAGATGAAATTACACCGCCTCCCGCACCAGTAAGAGAACTAGCTCCAGCTGCAGCCGTTGCAACTTCAGCTCGTGGACGTATCAGGTATAATCCACAGCTTCCTGATAACGTAATGCAGATTAATGCTAACGTAGAAGGAGCATTTGGTAAAACTGGATTAAAAACCACTGAAATGGCTGGTGAAGGGTTACAAGCACGTAGATCTCAACTTGTAGAGTTAGGCGAAAGTAATATGCCTACAACAGAAGCTCAACGACGTAGAATTCAAAGAGCAATTTGGTCTACAAACTACATGATCTCTAATCCAAGAGCATGGGCACGTGATGCTACGCAAGCTGCTAAAATGAAAATTAACTGGCACCATGTTGGGGATTTAGCCCTTACTGGTGACGTTGGGATTGCTTTAGAAGGTACTGACAAATTTCCTAAAGTGATGGAATTAATAAACAAAAAGTATCTTAAACGTACTGGTAATGATTCCATTAACGCAATGTTAGTTCCTATGGGTTTCGACCACCAGGGTCTTATCCACCAAAAGTATTATCCTAAGCTCAGTTCTCGTGTAAATTTAGAAAAAGTTGTTAAATCTGGTGAAATTAAAAACTGGTCACCCAAACGTATTGCTGCATATCTGAATGTTGTTTTAGAAGATCAGCAAGAAGTTGTTATTGGTTGGGCTAAGTGGAAAACTGATCAAATCAAAAAAGCTTACCCAGAACTTAAAACAGCAGCTCAAATTAAGGAATTCGTTTACAACAACGGCGATCTTATTAGAGACATCGGTAAAGGAGAGGAAATCCTAGATGTAAACCAACTTCGTAAATTCGGCGCTCCTAGTGGTGCTGTACGAAATACTAGCAACAAACAAATTCGTGAAATTTGGGGTATTAATTTTGGTTCTCAAGCTGCTCAAAGAGGATTAGAGCATACAATCCCAGGCCAGTATCGTCTACGTGCTGATAATACGATGGGGTCGTACTAATGACACAGATCTTAGATGCCATGCAGGAGGACTTTAAAGTCTTCTTGCAGGCACTCTGGTATGAACTCAATCTACCCGATCCTACACGCGCACAATTTGCAATTGCAGATTACCTACAACACGGACCCAAGCGTCTTCAGATACAAGCTTTCCGTGGTGTTGGAAAGAGCTGGATTACTGGAGCATTTGTGTTGTGGACACTTTTTAATGACCCTGAGAAAAAAATAATGATTATCTCCGCTTCAAAAGAGCGTGCAGATAATATGTCTATTTTCCTACAAAAACTCATTATTGAAACACCATGGCTTTCTCATTTACGCCCGAAGTCCGACGATGCAAGATGGTCGAGAATAAGCTTCGATGTGAACTGCTCACCCCACCAAGCGCCCAGCGTAAAGTCGGTGGGCATCACTGGACAGCTAACCGGAAGCCGCGCCGATTTAATGATTCTAGACGACATTGAAGTTCCTGGTAACTCAATGACAGAGTTTATGCGGGAAAAACTCCTGCAACTCTGTACCGAAGCTGAATCTATTTTAACACCTAAAGATGATAGCAGGATTTTGTTTCTCGGTACTCCTCAGACCTCCTTTACTGTATACAGAAAATTGGCCGAGAGGAGTTATCGCCCATTCGTGTGGCCAGCCCGCTACCCGCGGAATACCACTGGTTATGATGGACTCCTTGCACCGCAGCTCCAATCGGATATTGATAACGGAGCCGAAGAGTGGGGAGTAACTGACCCAGATCGCTTTGATAACGATGACTTACTTGAACGTGAAGCGTCTATGGGACGTAGCAACTTCATGCTACAGTTCATGCTTGACACAAGCCTCTCAGACGCTGACAAATTCCCGCTTAAAATGGCGGACCTTGTGGTTACCGCTGTTAACCCTACCACTGCTCCCGATTCAATCATCTGGTGCTCCGATCCAAGAAATGTCCTCAAAGAACTCCCAACTGTCGGTCTACCTGGAGATTATTTCTACAGTCCAATGCAGTTACAGGGAGACTGGCACCCTTACGAAGAGACAATCTGCTCAGTTGATCCATCGGGTAGAGGCTCGGATGAGACAGCAGCGGCTTATATCTCCCAACACAATGGTTTTCTGTATGTGCAGGAGATGCGAGCTTACAGAGATGGATACTCTGACAAGACGTTATTGGACATTTTAAGGGGATGTAAAAAGTTTAAAGCGACTAAATTAGTCATTGAAAGTAACTTTGGTGACGGTATTGTCGCTGAGTTGTTTAAAAAACACCTACAACAGATGAAATGGGGTATGGAGGTCGAAGAAGTACGTGCTAACGTACGTAAAGAAGACCGTATTATTGATACCCTAGAACCTATCATGAACCAGCACCGTCTTATTGTAAATAAAGACATCATTGACTGGGATTATGGTAGTAATCCAGAAGAAGCACCTGAAAAACGACTACAATACATGCTATTCTACCAAATGAGTAGAATGTGTAGAGAAAAAGGTGCTATTAAACATGACGACCGCCTAGACTGCCTTAGTCAGGGTGTGAAGTACTTTACAGACGCACTAGCTATTAGTGCACAGGAGACTGTTAACCAACGTAAACGTGAAGATTGGGCAGACATGCTTGAGCAATTTCAAGAAGACCCACAATCCATGACTAACCATTTAGTGCTCGGATTGGGCCTCCAGCAGCGCCGTGATGCGCGTGCAAAGAGTGGGGGTAGATCTGGTGTCCCAACTTGGATGTGACGTTAACAGCTCCCTTATACAGGGGGGACCAACCGAGCTGGGGTGGACTCGGCCCTCCTGCTTTCTTACAGTATGAATCCCGATAAAGTCTGAATACCACAAACGACCACACAACTCTCCCCCTTTATATCTATACTACTGTATGTCAACTGCATATATCTACATCACTGGATTCCTACAGATGATGTTGATTAACTGTCCTAATAACCTTGACGTATGCCTGAGTGTCCATGAGTGGATACCACCGTATGTTAATGACTTAAAAACCTTTATAACAGATCCCCCCTACAGTAATGAGCAACGTTACCTTGATTCACTCCACACCCGAGGGAGAGAAGCTGATTGCATACATGGCACGTGTAAGTAATCCCGACAACCAGGATAACCCATCGTATGAGAAGTTAATCCGATACCTGATCAAGCATAAGCATTGGTCTCCTTTTGAAATGGTTAATATGTGTGTAGAGATCAACACAACCCGAAGTGTTGCTGCTCAGATCCTACGCCATCGTTCCTTCAGCTTCCAAGAATTCAGTCAACGCTACTCAAAAACAGATGCACCACGTATTCAGGATCTACGACGACAAGACACTAAGAATCGACAGAACTCCACTGATGATCTTGACCCGTTTATTAAGCAAGAGTTTGAGATCCGTCTTCAACAGCTCTACGACCACTCCTACAGCCTCTACCTCGAAATGTTGTCAGCAGGTGTCGCAAAAGAGTGTGCAAGAGACACCCTGCCACTGTGCACACCAACACGCCTCTACATGAACGGTACTCTACGGTCCTGGATACACTACTGTGACCTTCGCTGTGGGAATGGTACCCAAGAGGAACACAGAGCCATTGCAGAGGCTTGTAGAGCCCTTATAGAGCACGAATACCCCACCGTATACAAAGCAGCTTTCAACGATGCATAGCATGGCCTACCGGCATCCAGGAGTACAACCTCCTGAAGCCGTTAAAGAAGAACCCAAAACTGAAGAAACTACTGAACAACAAGAAAACACTGATGACGTATCAGATTCGGAATGAACGTGGAGTCTTCGTCAGCTATATTGACGATGAACCCGCTATTACCTCACCTACCGAGGAGTTATGCCGTATGTGGACAGACAAACTCCTTAAAGACGGTACACTTGAGTCCTACGAAAAAGAGGAAAAAGAAGAATGGATGACTTCACACTTGATGAAGTGAAGATCCTACCGTGTAAAGTCTGTAAAAGGGATGTCCCAGTTAATGTGGCATACCCTATTACAGAAGTTACCTGCCAATCGTGTTACCTGATGGGTACACCAAGGCAGGATGGTACCGATCTTACCGATAAACCCCTCAATTTTTGACATAATTTTCTGAGGGGATATAACGTACAAACAAGGCTGATAATTACCCCGTACGGCCCTTAATCTTTGCAATCAAGGCTGATAAATACAAATACCGATGGCAATACGTATTATAATTACAATGCCATTTCAATATTAATTAGTATTAGCGAAGCGATCTGTTGCGATGTAAAACAACACTGTTTAATTATAATTCACTATCAACACACGGTTAGACACTATGGACCAGCGTTGAGTTAGTTATACTGATGTGACACCTGTACAAGTGGCACAATAAATGAGCACAGGCCTCAGAATTTGCTACACTGTGTACACAGGTGAGGGAGATGAGTCCAACATCACTCAGCCAATCCAGCAACTGGTCGGCACCTCTTGACATTCACGCTCTGATCCTGTATATTGTACACATCAACTCAAACAACACTTCATGTCTACTAAACTCATGGTCGAGCTTCTCCGTCGTGGCAAGACTGGTAACGAGATTCTCAAGATTCTTGATGCTGTCGTTGGCGAGGGTAAGTTGACTGCTGAAACTAATGCGATTGTTCTTAACAAACCAGAAACTTCTTGGGACGTTGTTAGCGAGCCTGCTATGTTCTGATCCCTGGTTTATTCTTAACGATCCATTCAATTTTAGATTATGCGTCATCCATTGCACAAACTCCAACACAAACTCAACGGTAGTTGGTATACATTAACACCGTATCCAGTTACATATAATGAGGCGTGCGAGCGATTGCAATTTTATCGCGACTACTTCCAGTTTAACTCTTACGAGTACCGTATCACTTCTGCATACTAATCATGATGAACATCACTGAGTCCAACGTTACCGAGCGTCTTTGGGATTATTTCCACGATCATTACGATAACGACGAGTATACAAATGGCTACGTGTTGGATGTATTATCTCTCGCGAAGAATGATGGTACTATACCTAAATGGGCGAGTGTTAAACTAATGCGTGACCATGGTAGTAATGAACTAGATTACTTGCGCGATGGTAACCCACAACACAACGCATTACATATGCTCGAGTGGTTAGGATACTGATTACTATTTAATTACAATTACACACTACTATCTAATTATTATGATCACTGAGTCTACTATTATTCTTGCAGTCATTGGTATGATTGGTCTATTCAGCACTGCTGTTACATATCAACGTGCCAATCGTATTAGTTATCGTTACTACTCTAAGTAATTATAATTATACAGTACTGTTTGATTCTAATTAAACAACACTGATTAATTCTTATTACACAACGCTGTGTAATTTTTTTATATCATCACTATCACACACCCTACCACAAGGCCGATCATGACCACTTGCAACGTTAACACTGTGTTCACCAAGGATCAAGAGGAAATGCTTGACTACATTGCAGACTACACTGCAAACGCATTCGCTGAGTACTTCGATGAACCCGAAGATGAGCAGCGTTTGTTGGATGAACTGTCCGATATTGGCATTGAGTCAAAGGAGGACTTTGAGGACCGCTACGAGGGACACTTCGACGGCTGGCACCCTGCAGCTGACTTTGCCGAGCAACTCATGGTAGACTGCTGTTGTTACATCAGCGAGGACCATCCACTGTACAACTTCATCGACTGGCAGGATGTATGGGATCGTCTGGTACAATACGATTACAATACCATCAATGACAACTTCTTCTTCCGCAATGCGTGACATCGAACCAGAAGAGCTAGCACAACGTATCGTTGACATGCTCAGCGATGACGAGTGCCGGCGCTATACTTTGGCAGACTTGACAGAGTATTACTCCGATCTTCAATACGATTTTCCCTTTGAATATAGGGAAGAACTGCACAAAATCTACTCCGACGACATCTAATGAACACTTCCACCACCCTCAAAGTTCACGAAAAAGTACTCAACATGGGGTACTTTGACTTCAGCGATGAGCTATGGTTTGACTTCGATAGCGCTGGCGCTTGGCAAGATGAGATGACTGTAGGTTGCGATCCCGAAACTGTTTGTCGGTTCATGCGTAACTTTGTGGTCTCTTATCTTATGCCAAACGATCAGCTCAATAAGAAGGGAGCCATTGTTAAACTCAATGATGATGCTGTCGAGTATCTCAAAGTTGTTATGACCACTCTTTACGATTACTTTAATGCTGAATCCTGATCACCAGGGAACAAACTATCGTGTGCGTATGATGTGCTGGGATACACTGGCCACACGTACAATGACAGTTTGTTCTTGTGAGAATGCTGCTCAAAAGCTCGTTGATAAATACAGCGAGCAATATCCACATGCTTACTTTGATTATGTCTATTCTTTATGAACAGTCCAAACATATACAAAACATCCGACGGAAAACGTAAGGATAAAGGTAAGAAAAAACCTCGTCAATTACAATCAGCCAAAGCCCGATTACAACATGTCAAGAACAAGTACAATGTCACAATCACAAGGCCATAAGTCCTTGCATGTATACCGTGCGACACTTACTGATCAAGTACACAAGTATGTATTAGCATATGATGATGAGGAAGCTGCATGGCAAGCCTATCACCTAGCTAGACAGCTTAAGAAACCTCTACTCAACGTAACCAAAGATGCCTAAAAAACAACCCTACTTTGACAACAACTGGGAGCTATACAAGAAAGCACCTGATGATTTCTTTGTACAACATTCGTATGATGAGATCATGGAATGGAAAGTAGCAGGTTGGGAACTACCACAAACTGTGTGCTGTATGATACGAGTGCAAGATGTAGACACATCCAAGGTCAAAGAGTATGTCTACCGCAGTCCATCTGCAGCCAAACGTAAAATACAAAAACTATTTAGCGGCGAAAAGAATGTTGAATTCACAGTTGCTGATCATGAATCTATCCACTATTTCTACCCTGAAGAACTCGACGATGAAACCGAAGACATTCAATCGACGGATGAGTAATCTTATCACTGAGATTAACCACCACAATCACAAGGCTGAACTGCTGCAACTGATGCAGGACCAACTCAAAGACGACATCTCAACCGCGTATGCCCGACCCAGCTGAACTGTTACTTGCTGAACAGATCGCCCTTGAGCGTGAACAGATACGCAAAGGGCTGGATAAACTACAATCCAATACCAGGAAACTAGAGCAAAAGGATTATGCTAGTGCATCAGAGTATGGAACGTATGGCATCCAAGCTAAACTACCAGCTGTCATTAACTGTATAAATGACACACGAAACCGCCTTGCAAGAGGCCAGAACGGGCCTGCGTTCCGTGAGATAAGGAAACATAC